GGTCTTGCTAGAACGCGTACCCCCCTGTAAGCACGTTATTCTAGTTTTAGACCCATACGCCTTGTGAAATACATTTGTTGTTTTAATCTTTGCCTGTGTCAATTACTTGTATAGTTAAATCGGTTAATGATTTACCACCACTTGTTATATCTAACTTTTCAGCATATCCTCTATCTTTAGCTTTTGACTTTAGATAGAATATGATACTTGTTTCTTTACCGCTAGATATATTCTTTATCAATTGCCCTTCTACATAATCTATCTGTGCTTCTTTAATATCTTCTACTGCTTTTGCAAATTCTTCATCTTCTCGCATATAGCGATAGTATGTACTTCTGCTTATGTTTCCTGCTTTTTTACAAGCGTGATATATTAGTCCTTGCGTTTCCGCTAACGCCTTTAATAATTTCTCTTTTTTATTCTGTGCCATTTGTATTATTTAATCTATTATAATTTAGTTGCCTTTTGTCCTGTAAACTGTTCCCATCTTTCTATAATTACATCACAGTATTTAGTATCTAATTCCATTCCATAACATATTCTATTTGTTTTTTCACAAGCTATTAATGTTGAACCACTACCCAAATAAGTATCTAATATAGTTTCACTTTCTATTTGTTTTAAACAAAATTCAATAACTGATAGTGGTTTTTGTGTTGGGTGAACTGAACCTTTTAATTCATTTCTGTTTACTACCACAATTCTAAGTGGTTTGTTTTCTGATGTCCAAGCAAGTTCACCATCAGACATTGTTAAGCCCTTTTGACCTTTATCCCAAACTATCCACCCTTTAGTTGTAGGTAATAAATCAGCAAAATAATTACCCCCCCATATTATGTGCTTATTACAATACGACATAATTAAATTAAATGTTTCTTTTGTTGGTCTTTCATTGTCCCAATTTCTAAACTCGTGTTCTTTTCTGTTGTGTTTAGGATTTTTAGAAATACTTTTTTTTTGTCCATCTATTCCTATACCATAAGGGGGGTCTGTTAATAGTAAATCTACTTTCTGTCCATTCATTAACTTTTTAACATCACTTTCTTTTGTGCTATCTCCACACATTAATCGGTGCTTTCCTAATTGCCAAACATCACCTAATTTAACTCTGCTTTCTTTTACTTCTGGAATATAGTCATCTTCTGTATTGCCTTCTGTGATTTTATCAATGTTAATATCTAAATCAATATGCTTAAAACCCCAATCAACAAGTTCGTCTATATCAAATTCATTAGCAAGTATATCCATATCAAATTCACCTGTGTTTTTATTAAGGCGTATATTTAATTCACGTTCTTCTTCTTTACTTAAATCTAACACAACACAATCTATTTCAATATGCTTTAGTTCTTTGCATATCTTTAATCGTTGATGACCACCAATAACAGTCATATCTTTATTTACTATAATAGGGTCAACCAATCCGAACTTTTTAACTGATGCTTTTAAATCCTTATATTGTTTTGTGCTTATTTGTCTAGGATTATAAGTAGCAGGTTTTAAGTCTTTAATTAATTTACTTTCTACTTTCATTTATTTTTTTATTTAAATCTATTAAGGCATATATGTACCTGCACACTAATTCAAGATGTTGTATTCTGCAATATGAATTAAAAGAACAATCTGATTCTGCTTTAATATGACAATCACGACATAATGCCATTAAGTTTTCAATATAATCATTTTTGGTTTTATTTCTTTTTTCTATATGGTGAATATCAACTGCACGACTACCACACATTTCACAAGCTATAAAATCCTGTTCACCATGTCCAAAAAATTTCATATAAACTTTAGTGTGATTCTGCATATGCCTTACGTCTTATATTAAAGTCATCTGTTTTAGCAGCTACAACAAATTTGCTTCCACAAAAGAAACAACCGTCATATTCTAACATTAATGTCATTCTACTGCAACTGCAACAGAATCTAAATACTTGTCCTTTTTTTTTCATCGTCCTTGTCCTCTATATTTTTTAATTGGCTTATTATTCTTTGAATGAATACCTTTACGCTTTTTGCGTTTCCTTTCTCTGTGTGTATATCCCGTTCTTTTAGCCATTTGTTTTGCAACTATTTACATATACCTTTGCTAACTTTGCCAATGTCTGCTGAACACAACTTGTGCAGCTTGATGGCTTTTTATTAGCATTAAATACTTTATTATATAACCTAACCAAAGATGCTTGGTCCTCTCCTTTTATAGTTCCGCTTTTTAATCTTGGTAATATTTCTTCATATATCTTTAATTCATCTTCTGTGAATTGTCTGACTTTCGCATACGGAAACATTTTATTTAGTTTTTCTTTTCGTTCATCACAACCGCAATCATCACCTAATACAGCTTTAGCAACCTTATCTATTCCTGTTGCTTTAGTTATTTTCTCTATTGTATCTCCTAAACCTTTACTCTTTGTCATCATTTAAACCTTTTAAAATTTTCTTTTTTAATTTAACATCATCAATTATATTGAAAGTTCTATTTAATATGACGTTTATAGAATTGGTTATTATATTCATATAATGCGGTTGTTCTGCTAAAAAGTATTCTTTGCCTTTTTCGTCTTTAAAAGACAAAACACTATCTGTTTTAAAACTATCGCTTTTGCAGTTTTTTAATGCTCTTAGTATTCTAGTTTTCTTCATTATGTCCTTTCATTATTTCATTAAACAATTCTTGCATTTCATTAGGCAATTGTTTTATAGACCTTTTCACCTGTTCTATGTCGCCATTTTGTTTATAAGTTTCTTGTATTTCTAATAGCTGTTTTATTCCTTTATCTTTCATTTTTTAAATAGTTTTTTACGTTTCTAATTGCTTTATATAGAGTATTCTTATTTATCTTTGTTTCTCGTGACATTTCAGATAAGCTGTATCCCTCTCTATAATATATTCTAAAACATTCTGCATCAAACCAATATAGGTCTTTTAACTTTTCTTCTACCCATTCTAATCGTTCTTCTATTTGTTCTTTTTCTTTTATTGTTTCTACTATCGTATCAGGACTAATGCTTTCTATTGTTGTGGTTGTGTGGTATTCGTAATATTTTCTGTATTTATAATGATACCTGCTCGTCTTTGATTGATATTGATTTAACATAACTCTAACGACATAAAATGTCATCTGTTTCTTTTTGATTATTTCGTTAATACGTTTAGTGTCACATTTATACAGTTCTTCAATTACAAAACTTAATAAGTCGTCGTCGTCTTTACCGCTTGTTATATTATAAGCAATATCCTTTAACTTATTATAGTTGTCAGTTAAGTAATCGTTTAACATATTTTCACAATAGAGGGTATATTTATTTGTTTCATTAAGTTATATTCAACACTTGATATTTTACTTGCTTCTAATTCTATTACGTTATCAAATCTCTTATCCACTTTCTTATAAATATAATTTAATATATTTTTGTTTTTTTTCAAATCTCTTAAAATAAAAGATAATTCAGCACCACTATCAAACAAAATTGTAAACAACCAATTGTTAGTATCGTAATAATTCCAATACAATCTTTCTGTTCTTGTATTAAAAAATGTTGGTTTTATTTTCATCTAACTTTATTATTTAAGTATCTATCAACAACAGCTACAGCTTCATCATATCCATAAACGATTTCAGCTACATAGCCACGTTTGTTTAATTCATTACGCCACCAAAGTTGTTCTTTTGTTGGTCGTCCTTTCTTTGTTTTAACTTCTAAAAATAATCCATAGAAATAAATAAAAGGGTCTGCTTGAGGATTTACTATTTTAGGTTCAAATATAGCTAAATCAGGAAAACCTTTCTTATAACCACTTGCTTTCATTTTAATAGCTTGTGTCATTGATGTTCTTAAACCACCTGCTGAAGCACAATATAAAGCATTTGGATATTGTAGCTTAATATAGTTAACTATTGATTTTTGTAATTGATATTCTTTCATATTGTAAATAAATTATGTTTTTTTGTTTCAACTGTGCAAATGGTGTCATTGTGGTTTCCACCGTGTGCTACTAATAAAATCTCTATCATATTAAATTGATAAACAGATTTTTCTTTTTTACCTATACCTTGACTATTCCACCCAAAACAAATAACAATACCATTTGGCTTTACTATTCTTGAAATTTCATTTTTAATATTAGACCAAAAAGAAGATTGTGTGGTTTCCATATTAACTGATTTTCCAAGTTTTTTATAACACTCTGAAATTTGTCTTGGGCTGTATGGTGGGTCAAATAAAACAAAGTCAATAGTGTTATCATCAAATTGTTTACAAAATTCCAGCGCATCTAAATTGTAGTCAGTATTAAAATCAGTATCTATATCGTTTGTTATTTTACATATTTTGTTTTTATTAGCGAACGGGTCAATACTTAAATATGATTTTTTAAAATATCTATATATTAATTTTTTAATTGGCTTTATGTCAAAAGTGTTTTTATTAGGCATTGACCACTTTCTTTTAATTATCATTTCTTAATCCATTTAGTTTCACCATTATAATTATTTCTTTGTTGTATATAACCAATACTTCTTAAATGTTCGTGATATTCTTTAGTCTTGTTTATATCCTGTTCTATTCTTTTAGCATAATGAATATCATAATAATCTGGAAAAGCAATATCATTATAATAATTACTTTTCTTTACTTTACTCTTATCTACTTTTACTTCTACTATACTAGCATTGCGACGGCTATCCGTTTGCTTTGCAACTGCATTATTCCACCTTTTAGAAGCGTTCTCTTTAGCTTTATTTGACTTTGCATTTATTTCTTCTATTTGTTTATTTAATCGCTTAGAATAAAAGCAACCATCTTCTATAACAAATAAATCAAAATCTTCTATTACTTGTTTTAGTATTTTTGCATCACATTGTAAACCAAATGCAAGTGAATCATAATCATCTATGCATAGTTTATTTTCTTCAGTAAATAACATTTCTAATAACGCCCAGAAAATGCCATATGCTTCCATTCCGAGCTTTGCTCTCATTTTTACAACTCTATAATCATTACGAGCTGTTGAATCGTGGTTAAAGTAGGTTTTTTTCATATTTATATATTTAAAAAGATAGTGCCTATATTACAAAAAATAATAACACAAAACAATACAAGTAAATAATACAGGCACTATCCAAAACAATTAACTAAATGGCATTGATTCTTCTGCTAATCTTTCTGAAGAATCTTCTATCATAACTTCTTTTATCATTAAAGTATTGTAGAATCTACCTTTATATTCTCTACTCTTTATATAAAAATCTATATTAACATATTGACCTGTTGACAATTTTCTTGATGTTTCTATTGTGTCTATCTTTTCTTTACCAAAGATTTCAAATTGTTGAACGTGGTCAAATCCTGTTTCGGATTCTACAATGGTCACTAATTTTTTAACAAAATCACCTTTTTGAGTGTTAATAGTTTCATTTTCTATGTTGGTTATTTCACCTCTAATTTTATACATATCTATTTATTTATTGATTATTACTTCTTTTAAACGCATCTGCTTCATCTTCACCAAATACTTGATGTTGATAAAATCCCGCTAATTTTAAAACTGCTCTTGACATAGCACGTTTTTCTGCCATTGAAACACCATAACTATTTGAGTTATTTTGTGGTGAACATTCGCCAAAGGTTTCTATAACTTGGTCGCCCATAGTTCCTGTTGCTTTTATTATAATATATTTCAAGTCAGCAGAATTAAACATTAATTCATATTTAATTTTAATATCATTAGTAGCTTGTATTTTATCAATACCTGAACGTGTGATAATATTATAGAATTTGTGTTTGAACACATCTTCATCAGTTAAATTATTTTCTATAAATAATCTATTTAAAATATCTTTCTTTGTTTCCATAGTATATTATTTAATATTTAATAATTCAGATAATTCAATATCAAGTATTCTACATAATCTAATAGCTTCACTTATTTTTAAAGTATCAGCAGATTCAATTTTTGATAACATTGTAGGATATGACATATTCATATAAGAAGCTAATTGTTTCTTATTAATCTTATTCTTGAACATTGCATATTCTATCTGTCCTTTTAGTTTTTGATTCATAACATATAATTTTATAATTAAAGTACAATTATAGCAAAAATAATTTACACCACAAAAAAAATCTTTTATACTTATTAACAATTAGAATGTTAATAACTTATAAAGTTTTTTTAATAGTATTTGCATTATATATAAAAAAATGTTTATATTTGTAGTATATTAATAATTAAAAACAATACAAATGAAAAACGAAATAGAAAAACTAAAGAAAGAAAATAAAGAGTTAAAGAATGATGTGTGGAATTGGGAAAAGAAATATAAACTTTTACTTGAAACATATACTGATTTTTTAAACCACGTAAATAATAAATAATTATGGAATTACATATAAAAGAATTTAATACAGAAACATCAGATGGTATGAAAAGTGCCATTATGTTTGAAACAAATAACCCTGAGTATAAACTAATAAATAGCAGGTTAGATGCAACTTGGTATTTTGAAAAATTGATTAAAAATGATAGTAAGTAAATGCTGTAGTGCAACATATTGGTTTGAACTTGATTGTTGCTCAAAATGTAAAGAACATTGTGAAACATACGATGATGGCAAAGAAGAAGAAATAAAAGAATTTAGAATTGACGGCAAAGGTTATTTTGGCGGTGTTATAGAAAAAGATTCTATTATTCCATTTTTAAATATTTGCGACATACAATATGGAAGCGGATATATTAAATTTAAAGGAACAGAAACACAACTTGACGATTTCTTAGGTGAACTCGGAAAGAATGAAATGTATTTTAAAACAATAGGAATTCACACAATAAAAAATTAATTATGAATGAATTTAAAGCAGGTACGCACAAGCAGATAGTTTACGACTACCTAAGAACGCAAGGCAATTTAACAACACGTAAAGCAATGATAGAATGCGGTATAATGGACTTACAAGGCGTTATAAGGGATTTACGCAAAGAAGGTGTAGATATAGCTTCAGAATATATTAAAGTTCAAACACGCTACACTAAAAGCAACGGCGAATTAAAATATGCTAATGTAAAAGAATATAGTTTAAAGGTATATGATTATAAAACAGCAGAAGAATATGCTGAATGGGATTATTAGGCAATAGAAAGGCACCTGCTGAACTCAAATCGCAGGTTGGAGTTGACATAAAAACCTACGGCAGATGCCCTCTATTTTTTCAACTTCTCTATTAGTTCTTTAAACTCTTGTCGCATAGTTTTTAAATCATATACTTTATTATTGTTTTTATCATAAGTATAATATGCACCAAGTTTTAAATTTTCGCTGTAAATATGCTTTCCCATATATCATAGTTTAGTTATAACTCCATTAACAAATTTATAGGTAATTTTCCATTATTCATAATAATTCCACAACCTATAGCAGGTTTCTTTCCCGCTTTAGCATAAGCAAAACTGTATTGCTTAAAGTCGATACCACAACCCACCTGTAATCCAAAGACACGGAAATTTTGCCCAACGTAGTGTTCGCAATATGCTTGTGTGTGTAAATGTCCTTGAACTGTATTCATCATATCTGCTCTGCATTTTGTTCTTGCTGTTCCACCCTCTCCGTGACAGAATTGAACCCCGTCTTTTACATATCTTTCTACAAAGTTCCAATTAGGCACTTCTAATACTTCTTTATAGCTTTTAATCCATTTACTTGGAATAGAAGATGTCTGTGCTTTACGCATAACCATTCTATCGTGATTTCCAATAATAACAGTAGCTTTAGGAAATGCTTTATACCAACGAGCAATTCTTTTAATAGCATATTCTAATTCATCAGCACCACCCATTCCATCAGCAGACGTTTCGTGATATGAAGAATAATGATTATCTATAATATCGCCAATAAAGACAACTTCTGTACAATCAAATTCATCATATTTTGATATGCAAAATTCTAAATATTTATCTAATGAAAATGGCTCGTGTAAATCACCAATAACAAGGACGTTATTTAAACCATTACCCTCTGAAAGGCGTAATTCTTTTATTAAGTCGTGTTCCGACTTTGTTAACCTTAATCTATATTCTTTTAGTTGTTTTATTTTCTTTTCACTTTTTCTATACTTCGCCCACCAAAGTAAGCACCAATCACCGTAATTAATACAAGCTGTAATAAGTCAATCCAATTACTCTTCC